TCATATAGCTTGTTTATTCTAGTGATTCTTCCGTCAATAGGTGTATGATTTTCATAATCCCATTTACCACTGGGCAATTGATGCGCACGACAGATAGTACCATCAATATCTACGATATATTTCATGATTAGTCCTTATAAGTTATTATCATGTATGTATAGTTGAAGAAGTGCATAGTGTAACACCTTCATTAAATCTTTACGAGCATCATCTCTCGTACCTTTATTTAAATACCTACTTGCATATTTATCTACATTTCCCATGCAGAATCCAGTGCCATGACCTTTATCCATAATGTTTTCCATAGATTGAATCTTATTGGTATTATAGTGAGAAGCATAAGTACTATCAATATAGTCTGTAAACTCTTCTATCAGTTTATCTTCATTAAACTTATAAACATTTGTTTTAGGTCCAATATTTATAGAACCATCTTCTTTACGTTCCATAACCACTTTAAAACCTAAATCTTCAATCTCTTCTTTTGTGTATTGGTTATGCCCATGTCCAGCAGCAGAGTTCCAACCAATTGTTTGTGGTTCTGGTCTTATATCGTTTGGTGATATTGGTCTCATATCTTCTCCAATTTTAAATCTATCTGTTGTTCCTTGGTATCTACCATACACGACACCATCTACTCGTTCATATGTTAATGGTACACCTGGTTTAAGTGTTCCCATTATCCAATCTTCTTTTTGATAGCTTCTAATAACTTACTTAAATTTTCTTTTTTATTTAAATTAGTTCCTACTACTTCTACACCCAGAATCTCTTCTAACTCTCTTAGCATAACTTTAACAGTTAATGACTTATCTTCTTCGTCTAATTCAGGTTTTTCATATATTTTAAGCTGTACTAATTTACTTATAACACTTCTATATCCTTTTTCAAATATAGATGCTAATTCATGTACATCTTTAATTTCTTCTTCAAGATAAAGCCTAGTTAATTCAGCTTCTTGCTCATCATTCCAAGCTTTAATACTCATATTCATTCTCCAATTCTTCAAATTCCAATTCTAATTGATTATTCCATATGTACCTTTGAGCTACTGCTTCTGCTGCATCATTTAATAAAGGTATTAAAGAGCTAACTTCGTCTGCTGGAATAGAAAATCCTGTCTTAGTAGGAAACCATTGTCCTGTATCTCCATCCATTGTATAATCTCTTATGTGCAAATATAGTTTATCTCTAAATTCATTAATAGTTACTTTTACTGCATTACCATTTGGTTTATGAAATGCTGTACCAAAGTCTATATTCATATTGTTACTACTTTTTCGGTACTTATAAAATCTCTTGCCCAAGCTGTGACTGGGTATAACTTAAATATCTGTACCAATGCATATCTAGTTTCTGTAGTTGACTCATTTAACATTCCATGAGCTACTAAATCAGGATCAAAAAATATTGTTTCTCCTTGTTTTAGCCATTGAACTCTACGTTTCTTTTCTGTGTCTATGAATTTATATGTAAAATCTTTACTAGCTGTTAGTGCAGTAATACTTCTAATCATGTAATCATTTTTATCTTTCACTGCCGTATTATTACCATCAGTATGTAAAGGTATTTCTTGACCTGGAAGTTGTCTATGTATACGCACTCTGGTAGTTTGCAGTTGAAAATAATCTACTAACTTTTTAACTTGTGGTATTTTATCATATAAAGCAGTATATTTAAAATCATCAGGATTCTCTAAAGGGTTAGATCTATAAAAATCAAATACACTACCTGATTCACTTTTTATAGATATAGCATCTACATGTCCTGCAAGATCTTGATCTGTATGTTCTACAAATTTTAATTGTCTAACCCAGCTATTATCAAACTCTAATCTTGTTTTAGCTTTTAATAACATAGTCTTTTATTTGACCTCCTTCTATAGGTCTATCTAAGAAATCTTTACCAAGTATCCACATATCAGGATTATTTGTTTTAATTTCTTTTATCCAATTATTATAACTTTCTGTAACACCTTTTAAGCCATGAAGATAGTGAGCATTTACTGTATGAAAAGCATTACTCCACCATATAACACTACCAGGCTCATTTACAATTTTATTAGTTATAGGTGTACAATCTTTTGAAATATCAACATGAGTCCAAGTATGTTTTAATTTTTTATATCTTTTCCAATGTTCTTTAATAATATCTTCTCCGCCCCACCAAGATATTTCTCTTTTCCACAAGAAATCATCTGTTTCATTTTCTGTAAGAGTACCGTGCGTTTCATTAAATTGGTATTTTTTTCTTGCCCAATTTATAAATGAAGGGTAATCTTCTCCATTCCATTGAGTTAACATCATTTTTTTATATGCTAATGCTGGTTTACTATAGTCATAAAAGTTAACTTTTGCATCATCTTCAAAATTAAAAGTATTTAATATAATATGAGGTTTAAAACTGGCTGCTAATGTGTATAAATGTCTAATTGGTTCTTGTATTTTACAATATTTTAAATCTAAATATGTTTCAGTATTCCATAAAAATACACATTGTGGTGCATAGTTTACTATGTTATTTACCCATGACAGTTGAGTTTGTAGATCTTGTATACTACTGGTAGGATATACAAATTCTTTTGCATCTCTAACTTTAGGATGAAAATTATATACAGTTAATCCATTTTCTAAACTTGTATTTATAAAATTCCAACCATCTACTAATGGTGTACATACTTTAGTTTCTTCTGTAGGCATTAAAGCCAAAGGAGTATAATCATCGTGTATATCTTTAACATGTCTATTAGCAGCTGCTAAATGTTCTGGTTTATCTATTTTATGTTTTGCTTCACCCCACACAGGTTTGTCAAATTTTTCATAATATTTTAAATTAACTAATATGCACTGTTTATGCAGTCCATAATATCCATTACCTTCTGCCCAGTTACTATTAGGAGTTTCTTTATCCATAATATGACCTGTAACAAAGAAGTTTTTCTTATCCATCCATTTTTCTATAATTTTAAAAAAAGAACCCTCTCGTACTATATGACCTACTGCTTGAACTATACAATAATCTACATCATGTTCTAAAGCTTTATCTAATACTTCATTTACAGAGTTTCCGTAGATTATAGGACCAAAGTACTTAAATCTTGTAAAAAATTCTGTAATCTCTTTACGTTTTTGTTGTATAGTCATATTTCTTGATGCAAACTTAGGATCATCAAATATTGCAACTACATAGTTTTTATTTAGGCCCATTTTTCGCATAACTATGCTCTACCAACTCTTTAAATTCTTTTGTTATTTTACCATGTACTATTATATGGTATCTATCTTCATCACTATTATTATACACAGCATGTGTATTACCTACATCTAATAATAATGCTTTTCCCGGGGCAAATGGTAAAAATCCTTTATGATCTTTCATTTTAAATTTACAACCTTCAGGATTATTTAGTGCAATATTTATAGGAGCTAATCTATGATCATCTGAATCTGTATGCGGAGTAATAAAACCTTGTGGTTCTAGAAGCATAAAACGCACTCTAAAATAAGTATCAAAGGGAAAATAGTATTTAAAAAATTCATGAGTTATAGGGCATCTTGCACATATCTCTGTCCAATCATAGGGAGTTTCTTCATGACTATTATAGCCATATTGTGTAAAATGATTAGTCTTAAAAGGATCAATTCCATGAATACATAGACTTCTCCAACCTTTATGCCTATAACCTCCATACCCGCTGTCTTCATCCCTATGTTTAACAAAAGTATCTTTTAAAGCAATAGCTTCTTTCAACATATCTTCGTGTGGCATATCTATATCAAGATCTAACCATGGTAATCCACTTTCAGTTGCTATTTCTTTATACTTCATAACATTCCTGTTTCTAATAACATAGACTCATCAAAAGCAAAACTTGTACCACAACCACAACTAGCTTTAGCTCCTGGATTTTCTACTTTTAGTTGTTTACTCAATCCTGATGTATCTAAATCTATAATACTTCCATATAAATACTTTAAACTAACAGAGTCAATAACTGATGGTGGATTATCTGAAAATTGTATATCATCTTTTTTAGGATGCGTTTCTACATCAAAAGCGTAATTAAAACCAGAACAACCTCCACCGTCTACTGCAAATCTAAAATACTGTCCTTGTTCTAAAACGTCTGTAATATATATTTGAGCTTTAGGAGTAATAGTGGGCAGTTGCCCACTAACTTCTTCATTAAATATTGGGACATTACCATGAAAATCATCAATAATTTTTCTATCTAATGATGTTTTTTGTGGCTCTGTAGGTAGTTGTGTATTTTGTATTTCTGTTTCGAGTTCAGCAAAAAACTTATCTAAATCATCCATAATATTCTCCTTTTAATACAATAATAATATAAACTACTAAAAAGTCAATGTCTAACAATATTGTTTCTTACTTTAATATCTTCTAGCGCATTACCATAATCTTTTGTTATTTTTTCCCATGTATTTATCATATTCATAGCATCTTTTTTAGAATAAACTTCTTCTTCTTTATTATGTGAATGGTATATCATTTTAATACCATTTTTTAATGATTCTGCATTTGGTTCATTATAAAAAGTATGAGTACTCATACCTGTCATAGCATCTCCAGGTTTCATTGCAAATACATTTGAATCTGTAATATTTACAGATCTTCGTTCTATAGGCAGTATAAAACCATTTTCATTAGTTACAAAATCATCTGTAGGTCCATCAGCAGATACTATCGGTACACAACCACAAGCCATTGCTTCTTGTACATGCATACCAAAACCTTCTGCTCTATAAGGATGTACTACAACATCAGATGCTTTAAATAATGCAGCCATTTCTTTATCAGATAAATCTTCATCAATGTATACTACATCAGAACATCCTGTTTTATATTGCATTTTTATAATTTCATTAAGTATATTACTTTGTCCATATATTTTAGGATTATCTTTAATTACTAAACATGCTTTATCAAATTTTTTAAAAGCATCTTTCCACGCATTTATAAGAATATCAAGACCTTTTCTCCATTGAGAATTACCTACATATACAAAGTTAAAACTATCTTTATTTACATATTTACTATCTGAATTATCGTCATTAGTATTAAATAATTCTTTATTATAGCCATTAGCTACTACAAATAACTTTTCAGGTTTAAGTCCTCCATTTGCAAACACTTTAGCGACATAATTACTCGGAACAATCAATGCATCTGCAAAAGTCTCAAATTTATACTGCCATTCAAAAGGTACTTTGGTATATTCCCATGGTTGTATATATACAACTTTAGTTCTATCACTTGCAGGCCATTGCCATATTGGTGGGTATGAATGTCTTATTTGTATATCAGGTTCACTTGTCTCAGCTTTTTCAAGTACTTTTAGTTGTTTTACTATATCTTTGTCTATTTTATATTCAGGATCATAACTATCTAAAGGTGTAATAGATATTTCCCAATCGGGATAAATAGTAGTAAGTTGAATAACTAAATTTCTATTAATAATAGAAAGCGAGTGGTTATCATAGAATTTTCCTACAAAATCAATAATCATATTAGTATGCTCTATCTAAGTGTTGCTCTATATAGTTTGTTACTGCATTATTATCTACAGCTCTAAGTATAGGCCATTGGGCTTCACCAAGTCCTGATGATTTAAAATTATGTAACTCATGATAATTATCTATAGTTACTTGATCCCAGATCTGATAAAAAGGATCATTTTCAACCAGATCAGAATGTCCTATATTATTAATCTTCTCATGTAGTGCATCTCTGTCTCTACACAGACTCCAATGTATAGCTACTAAAGGAGACATTATTCTATTTACACCTGCAGCACTTTTATCTGTCCAGCGGGCATAAGTAAAAGTACTATCATTTGAAGTTGCCATACCTTGATTTTCTCCAAAAAAAGGTGTTCCATCTTCATTAGCAATAACTAAGGTAGTATCATCAATAGTTTTATAAGGAGTAGCCCATGTCATACAAATATCTACTTTATTATAATAACGCTCTACAAGAGGACAATAATTATAAAAAAAGTCTTTTGCATTAATTAAATATTCATCTGCATCTATACTAAAAATCCATTCATTAGTACATTGTGATTTAAGAAAATTTCTCTCGTAGTTATCATTTTCAATAGCTACTTTACTTTTTACAAAATCTTCTTCTATAATAGAAATTTTAGAATCTCCATCAATAGCACTTAGATCTGCCCATAATTGTTTTTCATCAAAAGAAAAACTATTACCACTCCATGTAGTTCTATTCTTATCAAGACCTAAAATAATTTCATCTACATAATTATAATATTTAGAAACACTTTCTGGTAAATAAGCTGCATCATAGCTTATTAAACTTATTACTGATTTCTTTTTCATCTAAGCCTCTTTTTTAGGTGTTGCAACTTTTTTAGGCGTGACAGCTTTTTTTACTGTTGATATAAGTTTCTTTTTTAATCCCATAAGTCTAATACCGTTATAATAATGTTTGTGATTAGCCATACTATGAGTTATTCTTATAACTTCATATTGTTCTGTAAATTTATCTTGATGTCTTAGTAATGCTTTATTAATTATTTCCATTTTGTCTTGATCAGATACTCCTGCAAATATAACTACTGACTCATGTGATAAATGGGGTAATACTTTTTCAAAAAAAGTATCATAAGTATCAGGACTATTTGGAAAAATGTCCATAAAACATAGATTAAATTTAGGAAATTTAGAATAATCTACTTCTGCAAAATCACCTTCTACTAAGGTAGTTGCTTCGGGATTAATATCTGGTGTTTCTTTATTGTGTCGATTAATATGGTATGATAGTTCGTTTTTCATACCCTCCCAAATACCTCCAGGTCCATCAGGTTCGTTTGGACGTATTTCTGTTTGTTCATAACTATAGTTTTCTACACCAACAGCAGTAGCAGTAGGGTTTCCCATAGTAGCTGCTAACAATGTAGCACCTCTATAAGATCCTAAGTCAAGATAATTTACATTATCTGCAGCACATAAATTATTAATCAATGCCAGTAGTCTAGGAGATGCTGCTCCATATATTTTATTATGAAATTTATCTAATTTAGAATTAGACAAATCTGCTTCTTGAAATGCTGCATTTACCCATGCTTCATTTAACTTACCCATTGTTTCTCCTTTTAAGAATTTTTTTATCTACAATAAAGAACGGTGCATATATTACAAATAGTAATACTAATGATATAAAAGCAGGAATTACTAAAAATACTAATGCCCATAAAATCCATATCCATAATAATATAGTTAATATAGGGCCATTATCACCTGATTTTAATTTTTTAGCTTCTTTCTCGATGCCTTCGTACATTTCTTGTTTTGTTATGTATACTTTATCCACTTTTTATCTCTTTGTCCAGCGTTTTATAAAATTTTGAATTTGCCCATTTCGCCAGTAATGTTTGTAAGTTTCTCATTTCCATATCGGCCTTAGACTGATCCTTTATTCTTTTATTATCTCTTGATTCATGGTGTAATAGCCTAACAGGTATTTGATATATATGTTCTCCTGCTTCTCTTGCTTTCAAACAATAATCAACATCTCTATTATATGTCCATTCATATTCTGGACTAAAATCTCCTACAGTATTAAGGAAGCTACGTCTTAGATAACATCCCCCAAATGTTGTCCATGCTACTTCTCTGACTGTTGTATATCTTCCATCATCAAGTTCTAGATCTTCTTTAAATTGAGATTTATTTTCAACTATTAAACCACTACCAAAATGATCTGGTTTTCCATCTGTAAATTTACCTCCAGCACATTGAATATAGTGTTCGTAATTATTATTTTGTAAAGGATATAATAGTAATAAACCTAACATTCCTGCTTCTGGATATTTATCTACATATGTTAACATTTCTTCCCACCATCCATCTTTAAATGGATGCATATCCGCATGAAGTATAAAAATATCATGTTCTGGAAATTGATTCCACATCTTTTGATACATTAAATCAGAACCGATTCCAGCGGTATCTTTTTCATAATGTATATCAAGATCCCAAAACTTATCTTTATGTTCTGCTATTTCATTATCATACACATAGGGTGTGATTACTTTAACTGTCATTTTTTATTCTTTCCTCTCGTAATTGACACCCATCAGGTATATTGAACACTTGAGTTGTTGAGTTCCAATAAGTTCTTTCTTCGCCTTCTTTTTGGCGTTTTGGATTGTATTTCTGATTGTTTGAGTGAACACACGCTATTCCTACTCCCAACCCTACTCCCCAATGGACATGTCTACATCCACGACAATCCTCACTCTTCACGCCAAGCTTTTCCTTCGGGATACTCTTCTAACCACCATACGATTGCGTCATGATAATCTTTATCTTCATCATTCATATGTGCTCTATAAATAGATACTCTTGCAAGTAAAGTAACTACTGCAGCAACATCTGTTAAATGAGCATTACTTTCCATCTTTTGCTGTAATTCATCCATTATTACAGTTATTTTCTCTTGAATCTTGCTCATTAGATTAATTTATCCGTCCATGTTTTAGGAGTTTGATCTGTTACAAGCTCTATAGGTAAATGATATTCAAACTCTCTTGTTATAGGTTTAATCCAATTAATCATATCTATAATAGTTTGTTTAGCCTCAGTAGCTGCGTTATAGTTAAACTCTTTTCTAATTTTATCACTGGAGCAATAAGCATCTTTAACTTCTCTGGGTCTATCTGGGTAGTAATCAAACTGTCTATATACTTCAGAATGATGAAGTACAATTTTTGCTAACTGTTTAATAGTCATTTCATTCTCATCAGGTCCAATATTAAATACTTGACCGCATAAGTCTTTACGATTACTTTGCATAATTCTTTCTACGGCAATAATACAATCTCTAACATCTGAAAAAGAACGTTTTTGTTGTCCATCACCATATATAATAAGATTTTTATGCTGTGCTGCCCTATTAATCATAATACCTACTACATTTCTAAAAGGATCATAATATCTTTGTCCTACACCTATTACATTATGAGGTACTACTGTTACATAGTTTAGTCCGTGTATCTCACTTAACATTTGTAAATGTTCTTCAGCTTGTACTTTAGCTAATCCGTATGGATCTACAGGTTTTGTAGGCATATCTTCTGTAAATGGAGGTTTTTGGTCTCCATATCTGGCCATAGATGAACAATTTATCATTAATCTTACTTTATTATGTAGAGCTGCAATAGCTGTACTGATAGTACCTGTTACAATACTACTTGCAGTTATAGTAGGAGAAAACACACTTAGTCCTTCATATGGAAGAGATGCTGTATGAAATACTACATCACAATCTGCCATAATTTCTTTCATAAGTTCTGTATCTAATATGTCACCTCTATGATAAGTACATTTTGGATGATCAGGTACGTTACCCTCAACTCCTCCAATCATATTATCTATACCTACTACTTCATCTCCTTGCATAATAAGGTATCTAGCCATTGTGCTACCTAATAAGCCGCTAATTCCTGTAATAAAAACTCTCATTACCATACCCACTTTCTTTTTTTATAGTAATCTACTAATTTAATAATTTCTTCATCAAAATTCTTTTTAGGACTCCAACCATAGTTTTTTATAGACTCACAAGATATTGAATATCTTACATCCTGTCCAGGTCTATCGTATTCATAGCTTATATGCTCCTCATAATCGGGTATCTCTACATCTATATTACCCATAAAATAAGCATTTATAATTTTTTTAACAGTTACAAAATTAGTTTGTTCATAGTCTGATTGTATATTATAAATATTATTTCTACATGCTTTTTCATATAGTAAAATAAGTGCTTCTACAGTATCTTCTACATGAGTCCATGATCTAATAGGTAATCCTTTATTATGTAACTTAATTTTTTTATCGCGTTGCAAACATCTAACTGCTGTAGGTATTAATTTTTCTGGATACTGATTTTCACCATAATTATTAGAAGGTCTTGCTATAATATAATCTAATCCATGAGTTCTTGACCAACTTTCAATAAGCATATCAGCAGCTGCTTTAGTAGCTGCATAAGGATTACTGGGCATTAAAGCAGCTGTTTCATCAAAACTACCTTCAACTCTATCCCCATATACTTCATCAGTTGACACTTGAAAAAATAACGGTTTATTATGTTTTATTTGTACACTTTTATGTGTTATTATTTCTAATAAGTTTTTTACTCCTGATATATTAGAATCAATAAACTTATCCATATTAACTATACTATTGTCTACATCAGATTCTGCAGCAAGATTAAAAACTACATCACATTCTGGTAATCTTTTAATATCTTTAATATCATCTTTTATTACTATATAATTATCTGGATACTCTCCAATCAACCAAGACATATCTATATCATTAGCTACATAGGTTAACTTATCTATACCATATACTGTCCAACCTTTTTCTAATAACACACGAGTAAATGTAGTACCTATAAAACCTGCGCATCCGGTTACTACTGCAATTTTTTTATACAATTTTCTATCTCTTCTGTTAATGCTATACACTTTATATTTTTATATAAAATATTAGATACATAATATTCCTCAGACAAAGGTTTATAATATTTTCTAAACTCTCTACCTTCAACTTCTCCTGATAGTTCTTTTACTTGTGTGTTATAAATAAAAGGTAAACAAGTAGGAAACCACTTATCATTAGTGTGATTAATCCAATACTCTCCATCAGCTGTTCTCATTTCATATCGTAATTTATTATAATTTTTTAAGAATAACTCTTGCATTTCATCTATATTAAACTGGTCCCACCATTGTAGAATACCTGCGGCAGCTAATTCACTCATTTTATAATTACCACTTCGTTCATTAGGTGTATCATCTACTATACCAAAATTACAAGCAGCTCTTACACTTTTTTCATATTTTTTATCAACAATAGCTAAACCACCTTCTCCAAAACCTATAGGTTTAGTATGATGTAAAGATATATAACTTGCAGCACCTATATTACAGCTATTTGTGCCTTCCCAAAATGAATAGGGTGTAGCTGCATTATCGAATATAAGTTTTTTATTGCCTATTTTACTTGTAATTTCGTTAATATTTTGTAAATGACCAAAAATATTAGTTACAATTACTAAGTCTGAATATTTTACTACATATGGGTTATCTAAGTCTATATTACATAGAGGAGTGAGATCTGTAATAATTGATCCTTCTGCAGCTCCTATATTATTACTTGGAAAGGTAAATGCTTGTGTAGAAACTCTATGAGTTATTTTTTCATAAGTGTTTAGTCCATGAATAATAGCATTTAAAGCATCTGTACCATTACATGTAGCAATTACTGCTTTACTATCATCAATTTTTAACATAGTTCTAGCACGTTCTTCTAAAAGCTGTACGGCATAACCATAGTTTGTAAATTGATTGGTTGTATTAGCTGTAAGTAAATACTCATTAAATCTGTTTGAATTAAGTTGTTTTCTAATAATAAAAGGTATCATACATTAGTCCAATCCCTAAAAGGAGAAGTCCAAGGATTAACACAATGTGTAGCAAAAGCAGGCATCGCAGATACTATGTTTCTATTTCTTTCTGCTAAAAGGGTAAATTTATTGTGATCCCCTAAACTACCTATATGAATATCTAAATCTTCTTTAAAAGTTTTTACTCTACCAGCAAAGGTTCCACAACTACTTGGTACTGTTCTCCAATGACAATAGTTAGATACTATAATCTGACTATGAAGACCTTGGTATCTTGGTGTGTACTTATCAGGATGATCATATAGTGATACATAGTTTATACTATCATACATATCATATACATTTTGTAGCACAGTTGTCCAGCCTGGCATATGCATATAATCATCTTCTACAAGATAGATAATATCTTCATCATTCCAGTCACTAATATTATCTCTAATTAATTCATACATTAGGTAGCCTGCAGCTTTTTCTCTATCTGGTGCTTCTACTCTTTTATGTATTTCCCTACCTTGTTCATCATGATCTATGTATGTATCACTGCTTAATTCCCACTTTTTATATAGTTCAGGAAGTTTAGCTGCACTATCTATTTGTAGTACATCGGCATGGTAGTTATATTCTTCATGTCCTTGCAACTCTCCATCATATAGTACAGTTATACTACACTTATCATCTTTAGTTTCTATTAAATTTTCCCAACACTTTCTATAATGAAACCAGTCAGGTCTGTTATTATGATTATTCCAACCACAAGTTCTATAAATTATACGAATCATACTTTACTCTTTGGCGCATAAGTATAATTATGTGGATAACCTTTTATAATATATTCAGGATCATACATATTATTAAACCTATAATGAACTGACCAACGAGTACCTTCTTTAATATTACCACTTCTATGTACTAAGTTAGAATCAAATACTAATACAGACCCTTTAGGTACATTAACAGATTTAAATTCAAATTCTGAGTCTTCTACTAATCCAAAGCCATCTTGTAAAGACTTTGTCAAATCTCCTGATTTATGACTTTTAGGCACTACTTCTAAACGTCCTAAATCTTCTGTAATATCTATTAAAGGAACCCAGCATACTAAGGCATCACTGGAACCTTGCATAGATTTAGAATCTTGATGTGCAGGAGTTGTATGATGTACTGATTTTTCTGCTGTATCTTTATTATTAAAATAAATAACAGGACGAGTACATATACTGACTTGAGGCTCAATCATAAATTTAGATACTTTATAGCCCAGCATAACACCTAAATGATGTAGTTGTAAATTCCATTGCGCATGTTTAGTGCAATTTGCAAATCTTTCATTATGATTATTAAATAAATCTACTATATCTTTAGATTTTGTGTATTGTATTTGTTTTTGAAATATTGCTGTAACTGACTCTTTAATTGCATCTAAAAACTCAGTTTCTACAAGATTTTTTACAATAGTATAACCTTGTTCTTCTAGTTCTTTTAAATTATCTATTTTCATAGTTTTTCTATATCCATTGTTGCATGTGCAATACCTGTTTCGCCAAAACCATTACCATTATAAAACATATGAAGTTTATCTTTGTAAGTAATAACGGCTGGGTATGCACACATAATTGATTCAAATTCCAGTTCTTGTACTATACCAAATTTTGTATCTCTTGACCAGACATAACCATCTTTAGAAGTAGCATGCTCTATAGTATATGCATGCTCAGGATTAGTTCTAAACTCAATACTATTTCTCACAGAAAACCACATATGAAAAATATCTTTATGTTTATATACTGTAGCAGCGGAAATACCAGCCTCTTCTCCACGTAGTTTAATAGTAGGTATAACTGATTTATTCCAGTATATACCATCTTCTGAAGTAGCTAATCTAATATTATAAGAAGGCTGCAAATCACCATTCTCATCAGGTAACCACTTATTACAAGATAAGTAGTAACCCATATACATATTATTAAGTTTATTTACGCATATAGTACCTGAGTATCCCTGATCTACTATATCTGGAGAAAGGATGGGTCCAAGTTTTTTAAACTTAGCGTTTAAACCTTCTTCTGCTACAGAACAATAATTATAATAAGGAACATCTTGTCTTATAGTCCATCCTATATAGTATAATTTATCTTCAAACTTGCAGACTGGCATAACACCTGCGGAATCAGTGCCTCCAGGTTTGCCTGGTACTAACATTTGTTTAGCAGGTGCTAATACATTAGATGGATTACCTTTTTCTACATCAATAAAATATCCTTCATTTTGATTTAATTTATTACGTGATGTAAAATATATTCTCCAAGAACAATTTCTTTCTTCTAAAACAGGTAGCTGCGCTTTTTTATCAGAATAGATAATACCATGTTTACTCCACATTCTTCAATCTCCGTGCAGGACTTCCTCGATATAAACCCCACGGCTCAGTAATATTTTTAGTTACAGAAGTATCCATAGCTAACATAGTGCCTTCTGCAATTTCCATAAAGTCACGTATAGTAGAATTAACTCCTAACCACGCGTATTCTTTAATATGACAATGACCAGATTGTACTACATGAGAAGTATAAAACACATGATCATCTATAATACTATGATGACCTACATGATTACCAGCCCACATAACAACATTATTACCTACTGTTGTTTTAAATTGAATATTATTATATTCTTGTATAAAACAATTATCTCCAATTGCATTCCTATTCCAGATTAAAGCATCATGATGTATAAATGAGGGCATTCTATAACCTAATGCTTTACATTTATTATATACCTTAGCTCTGGTTCTATTATCTGCTAATGGAGCAAATATATCATATTCTGATGGTGGTCTAGTTTCGGTTATAGTAGCAAAATCATACATAGGAAAACCCTGAAAAGTATCTGATTCAGGATTATCTTTTGTAAATCCTACAACAGTACTTCCCCAATAGAAATGTGCCATCTCTGCTAAGTCTCTATCACCAAATACAATAATTGGTTTAGTCATTGTTTTTATCCTTATAGTTTGGTCTATGTTGTTCGCCTTCCGTAGATTTTATCTGATGTTCTATCATGTTATTAAACTGTTCAACTGACATTCTACCTAAAGCCGTTAATCCTTGGGATTCTATAGTATGAGAAAATACCATCCATTCGTCATACTCTTCTAAAAATTCATTAATTGCTGGAACTATTTCTTGTGCACACCCAGTAGTATCATGAAATAGTAAATATTTCTTTGATTTATTACCGTGTAAATGTAATTCTTGTGATAGTTGTTTATAGGTATGATCAGTATCAAAAAATATACAATGAGAGTTATCAATTTCTATATCTAAGGAACTAGCTTCAACAAACTCATGATGTACATAATGTTCTTTTGCGATTCGTTGAAACTTTTCTAAAGTTCCTTCTCCTCCAAATTTATCAGGATGTATATGGTCTACAGATATTAAAGCTGTTATTGGCTTCATTATTAATGATCTACGATCTTCAGCCATCTCAACTAAACCTGCATCTTTATCCGCTAATCCTTTTAAAAAAGCCCAAGATGATCCTAATTCTCTTACACCTAACTCGTGTACTACAGAGCAATCTTCAGCATATTGTCTTAAAATATTAAAATGAGTTGCCATATCGCTTATTGAGTGTCTGTCCATTGGACTTACACCAGCTTTTGCTGTAAAAATTTCTTGTAATTCTTTTGTGATCATTTGTTTATTAACTCATATTTATCTATATTATTACGAAGTTCTTCTGCCCCTACACTAAATAATAAATCAATTATAGAAGTAGAAGGCAGTGAATCTTGTCGTTTAATGAAACATAGTTGGATTGGATTAAATATTTCTTGAGTATAAAAATCAAGACTCAACCCTCCAATAGGGTTTATGTACATATCCGCATCTAATTCATTACAGATAGTAATAATCTTTTGTTCTGCTTTTAAATGTTCTACACCAAATGATGAAGATAGATGCCATTTTGATGTTATATTAAGTATATCTGCTATAGTTTCAAAAATTAAAACACAAGCATCTGAAAATTTTTTATCTTCTAATTCTTTTATAAGTGGAAAAAGATGAACAGAGTATTCTTCAAAATGTGGGCTTTTCTGATAGTTGTGTTGAATTGACCTAATTAATTTTGTAGACCATTGAGAACTAATATAATGTTCGTTAATTTTTTTATTTTGAGAAATCTTACGAACTGGAATAGTAAATATCTGTTCTTCACCATTAATAATAATTTTATTTCTATTCATCCAACTCTTTTTAATAAAAGTAACATCATCCATAAATACAAAATGATCTACTGCTTTCATGAGTTGTAAATACCCAAAATAAGGAAATGCATACGGTTGCATTACTGCTACCTTAGTCATTAGCGTATACTACACCTGATGTTAGTACACAATCACTCTCAAGATCTTCAAATAGAATTTCTCCTGATTCTAATAAATTAGAATTTTCTATGCATACATTTTTTGATATAGAAGAATAAGGAGAAAGTACATTATGATTTCCTATACCACAATTAACACTAATAGACGTAAAAGTACATAATAAATTAAAGTTACCTACTTGAGTATTAGCATTTACTAATGAAAACATTAAAAATAAATTACCAATTCCTATAGTAGAACTTAATGATTGGTAAGAATTAGGTGCTGACATATTAGGCCAGTGATTAATATTGAGTTCATAATAACCTAAAAAGTGGTTATAGAATTGCGTTCTCCACTTAGGGTTAGCAGTACCTAATATTAATTGTGCTTCTGGTGGATAGGTAAAAGCTTTTGCACCATCTTCTCCAATACAAAAAGCCTTACCATCTTTTAATATGATAAAGCCTCCAAAGTTTTTTATATGATTAGCCACAATTATTTGCTCAAATACTTCTTGAGCAAAACTTCCGTTTCCTAGAATATATAATTTATTCATTTTATTTCTCATTATGATTAGAGGCCCGTTCTGTTTCTAGGTGGAACCCATACCCACCAGTATTAAGCTGCTAGAGCATAACCTGTAGGCGCAAAATTATCGTTTGCATTTGTAGTTGTCTTACGATTAAGGTTGTTTGCACACCTGCTTCTCCACTTAACTATACACTACCTGTCGATCCTATTTCAGCCCCATCAAAAACATACTGTTGCTCAAGGTTGCGATCCTACGTAGACTTATTGACGCTTTCACGTACTCAGCATGTTTGTGGTGGAGCTGTCGGGTACTGCCCCCGAGTCCAGTTCAGCTTTCGTCTTGCTTCTTCAAAGCACTTTGTTTAGCTAGTCTTTTTAATTCTTCAAAATCAATAGTAGCAGATTTTATTAACATATGATCTTCTTCTATTGACCCTTCTATTTCGTCATCATCAGGTAAAATAACTTTCGTCAATGGATAACTCCTTTGGGTCAGATTCTACAGAGTTCCAATTAAATACTCTATAATTATCTGCTTCTAAATCCCAAACCAGTTCCATACCTTCTGGATATGATTGTTCAGAACCTGCTCCTAATACTGTTGTACTAAGAAATGACTGAGGTAAATCAGAAATTTTAGCAAACACCATATTTCTTGATTCACCGTTTTTCTTTTTAAATGTTCCTTTGAACGCTCTCATTGTTATCTCCATATTTATTATATATGTATAATAGACAATGAATAAGCAGTTAGCAACTACAAAATAACTTTTTTAGAGTCAGTGTGTTGGCTAATTGTTTGTACTAACTTTTTTGATGCAGCATACCAATCTTCATGAGTAAACCTAAAATGATAATCTATATGTCCTATTTTATAAAATAGTTTTATATGATCTGCTTTTCTTAAAAATTGACAATACATACCGTCTACCATCCATTCATATTGTTTAGTAGAAGGCGTACAGATTTTAGTAACTCTATGTAAAGGCATTACTAAATTTTGTACATGATTATCACTAACTTTTAGACCGAGATGCACTATTTCTTTTCTGAAATCCACTTGAATTTTTATTGGATCTGGAAACATTTTTATTTTTATTCCTATTTTTTCTCATAGCATTTAACTCGTTACGAATCATTTGCTGTTCTATCTGCTCACGTTTTTTATGCCATCTTTTCTTACCAGCTTTAGCAGCTAATCTACGTTTTTCGCCTGGAGGAGTAAAATGACGTTTTTCACGTAGTTCTTTAGTCATACCTTCATTGTGAAGTTTCTTTTTAAGAATACGCATAGCTTTATCTACGTCGTTATTACGAACGTAAATAGTCATTGTTTTTATCCCATTATTTCTGGGTCTTGGTTTCATATTTTTCATACTGTTCGTAATAATCCTTGATAGTAGACTCATAATCTCTAAACTCGTAGTCGAAATCAAAAGTCTGTCTAAGTTTATTTGATAAGAGTAATCCTCTCTTCTTACCTGTTGGTCCTAATTTATATTGTGTCTCAAAAGATTTAGGATATACTGCTTTGAGAGCTTCAGCGTTGCGAGTAAAATCATAAGAGATATTATATGCTCCTGGATTCCATTTGTCTATAATATTTTTTATGCTTAATACAAAGTCTTTTATATATATACAACCAGCTTTTTCAACTAACACAGGTTTATTAATAGCAATTTGTCTTTCTATATTCATCCAGATAGGAAATTTTCCATCTCCCATGCCATAAACATGAATCGGTCTAAGGCATACATCTGTTTTGCTTAGGGCTTTCTCTGCTTCAATTTTACAACTCCCATATAGGTCTACACTTCCTAAAGAGTACTGCTCGTCAATTAGATCTTCCCAAGTGCCATAAACCATGCTACTACTTATGTGTAAGCAAGGAGTATCCGGAAAGAATGTTTTTATGTTCTTAAATCCTGATACTATCGAATGTTGAGTGAAGCACTTAAAATGTTGACTTAATATAGCTTCACTTAGTGCACCACAGTTTATTATTAAATCATATTTATTTTGTTTAAAACTATCAGACATATCAAATGTCCATTGTTTATATAGTTTTCTAAATCGGCCTTTAACCAAGCCTATTCTATATTTTAGTGCTAAACGTCTATGTCTTTTTTCTATTGCATTGGTTTTTTGTAAACCTTTTTTACCTCTATGAATATATTGATAACTTACATATGAATCATCAAATTTATCAATAATATCTATTGTATGATTCTTACTTAATTCCCACACTAAATGACTGCCTATAAAACCTAGACCTCCAGTTATTAGTATATTCATTATTAACCAATAGCTCCCTTAACCCACTTTATAGCGTAATCATTAGTCATCTTAGCATGTATATGGTTTAAATGCACGTCATTTTTAAATACCATAAAACACGGCATTCTATCAGGTCTTTTACAATATCTTGTTAGTCTGTCATCATTTTCATTAGCAAACTCAGTTTCGAGGTCTGAAATCTCATTAGCTATTGACACAAGCTGAGATTGTATATATGATGAATTTATAGAATTAGAAAATCCTACTAATTTATGACTCATTTACTCTATCCTTTAAGAACTCTACTTGAGCAGTGAGAGTTTCTATTTGTTCTTTTAGTTCTACAATTTCTTGATGTAAATATTTAATATCACCTGCTTGATCAGCAGCTAATTCATTTATATTGGCATTTACTTGCCTAATTTCAAATCTTAAATCTTTTTCAGTTAAATACATATTGTCATTATACTTTGAAAAAGTTTTTAGGTCAACATAAAAACAAAAGTGTAAACATGATAGATAAAATTAAAGCTGCAGAAGTATTTAAAAATTTAGATGATAGGTGTATACCTATAATAGCTCCTCCAGGTTTACGAGGGCATGCAACTCTTAGAATATTATGTAGCCATAAAGAAGTGTGGTGGGATAGTTCTTTAATGAATTACAATGGTATACCTGATATAGATTCATTAACTTACCCTGATGATGGTATATTTATAGACTTTAGAACTCCGGATGCTCCTCATAGTATTAATTTTATGAGTGCACACACTATAATGATTACTAATAGACCACTAAATAGATTAAAATGTTTTGACATAATAAAAGACTATTATGATGATCCAAAAAATATTTTACAAAGTCATACTATATTTCAAGCACATTATATTGAGCATATTCCAGTTAGACCTTTTATATATTTATACAGTTCAAACTTAGCTTATACTATTAAACAAAGATCAGTATGGTTTAATAGAGATTATAAAGAAGCAGGCACAGAATATTATAATAAAAAAACTAAAAATTTTATGGAGAATCCTATAAAACAACCTTTAGCTTTTAATATTGATGTTTATAAACTGTATTCAGAAGATGATTTAGTATTTGAGTCTGAGTATCAAAAAATTGTAAATCATTTTAATTTTACTTCAAATATTGATCGTGTTAGGTCTTTTATTAAACTTTATTTAGATAGAGAAAAATCGGTAACTCCCCATGAAAACAATTAATTTTTGTGGTGACTCGTTTGCTTGTATGGACGGTCCTACAGAAGTAAAACTATTAATGTGGCAATCTATACTTGCAAAAAAATTAAACTGTACTATTACTGGAACAGGTAAATCAGGTACTGCATACGAACATGCTATTAAAAGTTTTGATGCTAAAACAGATTATACTATTTTTTGTTGGACAGATTCTGCTAGACTGTGGACTAAAGAAAATATACCCATGAGTTTTACTTTAGCAGATAAACAAAAAGGCAAAGATAAGAGATATGCAGCTGCATATCTTTATTATAAATACTTATGGGATGAACAATACTGTGAACAACGCTATTATAGAGATCTATATTGGTTTGATCATGCAGTTTTATCTGAGTATAAAGGACTAATTATACATTTACCTTGTTTTGATAATATATATCAATTTACACATGGTATAAATCAACAACATAAGCTCTTTAATTTTTCTTTTTCAAGACATGCTAAAGCAAAAAGTAAAGAACCAGAGTTTGCTAATCACCTAACTAAACATGAAAATGCTATGTTAGCAGATAAACTATATAACATAATTAAACAACATGTGTAGCACAAAATTCATTTTATGATTGCATGATTCTCTTTTTAGTTGTATAAATAGTTAATTAATAAAAATTAAGGAAGATCATGAAAAGACCAACTCTAACAGAAGCAAAAACATTCTTTTATCAAAATGCGCCATTTGTCATGGATGAGTATGAAGATATGAAACAAGATTATGGTGAGTTTTTTGCTGCACGATATATTATTGAAATACTAATTGATTATAGAAATAATGAGAAGGAAGTGAGTAATGGATAGAATTGTAAACCCGCTTAATGCCATAGGATATTCAGACTGGGGTATTAAGCGTACAATTCGTGAGGCAGAAAATGTTTCACGTTGGAATCCGTGGAAATGTCATGAATGGATGGAAGAAGCTAGAGATCGTATGGATTTAGACAATTTATTTCACAATGAGTATGATTCAGCTGTACGTCGAATCAATGCTTATTGGCGTATGCTTCCGCGATTTAGACATCACAATCCTGACGAATTTTGGAAAAGGGATAAAGTTAGCTACCCACCAATGTATCTGGAACTAATGGTAGATGATTCTGATTGGTAGAATTTTCTATTTGCAACAAACTATAAACTATGCTATTAATAAGAGGTAAATTATGTACTTTAAACTTGTGTCAAAAAATGGTTATCGTGATCTAGTAAGGAACGCGCGTCGAATATGTATTTCACAGCTGAGTGAAGAAGAAAAAAGCGCAGCTTTTGTAGAGCTGTATGAAATACTTAAGGACAAACTCTTCGAGTCTACGCGTTCACTTAATGTTGAAGCAGCTTATGCAGATCGCTGTATTCATTGGAACCAGCGTGACATTGACCAGATCAAGCCTGTGACCACTACAAGGAATCCATGGCTACGCTTCAAACGTGAGTTTGAACAGAGTTTGGATGGGAAAATGCCGTCTAAAAATATTGAGATAGCTCTGGCTTGGTTCTATGCAGCCCCGTATCGTGATGATTGGATTGCTTCCTAATACGACCGTAGGGAGTGTGCGAGCGTAGCCGGTACAGCTACGCTCTTTTTATAAGTGAATAGTATAATGACAACAAAATATGACGACATGGTATGGAAAATACTAGGTGGTATGCCTATTGAAGTATTTGATGAAGATGACGACACTGTTTGGGAAAACGAAACATGGGAGTTAGTAAAGGTTAGAACTGAAGGAGATTTTAAAGATTCAAGAGCTATTGGTTCTGCAAATCTAATAACTGCTTTGAACATGGTTCATCAGAGATTATTAGTTGATGGTACTAAGTCTGATGATATAACAGCATTAAGTCATGATATTTTTAATAATATTTTAGAAAAATTTACAAAAGATAAACTAATCAGGAAAAGACCTGAGAATATAAGAAAAACATTTCAATTGGTAGACTAATCAATGAAACTGGTTACGGCCAAACCACCCTTATACCCTAATATTACTGTAGACGAGATTTATTCTTGTCTACCACACTTGTATGAACCAGATGCTAAAGACAGAAGAGTAGCT